AGAAATGATCAGAGATACAATAAAAAAACCCTGGACAAACCAGGGCTTCTTTATTTGTTTTGTGTGTGTTATCAAACCAAAATCAACCTGAGGAGGCTAAATAATGATTCAATATGATAATAGTACAACAAGGAAGGGAAATAGTCAAGGATCGACACTACAAGAAGATGGAGATGTATATGAAAAAAATTGAATGGGTGAAATTAGATACCGGATTCTTTGAGGATGAGAAGATTGTTCTTCTTCTCTCTGAATATGGTGAAAAGGTCGTTCTCTTCTTCCTCCGTCTTCTGACATTGGCAGGAAAACAGAATCAAGGTGGACGGATTTCTTTTTCAGAAAATATTCCATATTCTGCCAAAAAACCCTTGTAAAGGACTTCAATAAAAAACATGCGAGAGTGATCAAAAAAACAACCACAACAGGAGGAGATAACAAGACGGAAGAACAATGCTATGAGATTCAAACAAAGGATATTCCAGGGATATCAAGAATAGAGTACAAACCACATAGAGATAAAATCACAATAGAAGGCAGTTCAAAAATCCTCCAAGGAGACTACTACAGGCATATAAATAAGAACACAATAGAACAAGCACTATTCAACCTAAACTATGCATTACAAGGAGCAATTCTCTTCGATCCACTTGAGTTATTAGACGGTTCCTACATTGCAAGAATCGACATATTGAAAGATGTTAAAATGAAAGATACGGAGAGAAGAGACTTATACCAAGGCTTATTGAGAAACCCAAAAGAAGGCTTTATATTGCAACCACAAGGGAAAAATGACTCTTTAATCATTACAAAACAAGCAAAATCAAACAATTGTAGAATGACCCTATATAACAAGCTGGAAGAGATGACAAGAGGAACAAACAAAACCCAGAACCTACAGCTATATGACCCATATAAGCACTTTATTGATACCACCAGAACCGAGTTAATACTAAGAAAAAAAATCTACATTAGGAAATATCTAAAGCTGGAAGGATATAAAGGAGATATTCCATTACAAGCAGGCTTATTGACAGAAGCGAATCCACTACCAAGGTTCCTAAGAGAATTCATTGAAGCGAACCAGAACCCACTCTTATTTGAAACACTTCAAGAAAGATTGCAACAATGTACTACATTCGAGGAATACTTACGGGAGTATGGGTTACATAGTTTATTGAGAGATACACAATATAAAGTTGAAATTCTCCGAGAGATCATGAGACCCTTTTACGGGAAAAAAAGTAGTCTATCAAGGGCATTAAAGGGAATAAAAATAAGGATTGCAGAGGAGAAAGCACTAATGGGAACAGAACAAACCATGTTAGAAAGATACATGATAGAGCTAGAAAGCCAGTAGAATAGTTTTGTCGCATATATAAAAAAAGGCTTAAAAACGGGTTTATTTGGATCTTCCTTTTCACCCATTCAATCGATTCAACAAAAAAAACAAACATTGACCTAGAGCGGCTTAAATGCTATTACACCACCGAGAAAACACCTGTTAAAACCCACAGCAAAAATGAGCAAAAACATAGCAAAAACATAGCAAAAACAAGCAAAAAATGGTAAAAACCTAACAAAAAAGCAGCAATTATTCATACAGGAATACCTGGTGGATATGAATGCAACGGATGCATACAAACGTGCTGGGTACAGTGCGAAAGACGATAATGTTGCAAAAGTATGTGCTAGCAAATTGCTAACAAAAACTAACATCAAGGAAAAAATTCAGGAATCTCTCAAAGAAAAATCCAAACGAAATGAGATAACCGCTGATTGGGTGGTTGCCCAACTCAAAAAAAACTACGAACGTTGTATGCAAGCCATACCCGTATTCGATAAATCAGGTGAATTTACAGGTGAATTTCGCTACGAACCCAACGCTGCCAATAGAGCACTTGAACTACTTGGAAAACACGTTGGCATGTTCACGGAGAAATTAGAAGGCAAAATAGAAGTAGACGACAAGCGACCACTCAAAGAAGCCACCGAAGAAGAATTAAAATTAATGTTGGCAAAAGTCCGATCCTTCAAAAAGAAAAAATCTCATGAATAATCCTATATCTTCCGAAGAAGCAAAACGAACTGCAGCAGAACGAGAGCTATTACGAGAGCTTGCCATTCGAGGAGACTTCTATTCCTTTTGCCAGTATATGAATCCCGAATTCTATACCGAGAATAAACCACACCTAAAGACCATTGCCGAATATTTGAAAATGGTTCTTGATGGTACGATATCCAAACTGATGATCTCACTGCCTCCTCGTGGTGGTAAATCCTATACAGCTAGTTTGTTTTGTGCCTATGCACTAGGACGGTATCCTAAAAAATCTGTGATGAGAAATACGTATGGTGGTGATCTGGCAATGGACTTCTCGGAAAATGTTATGGATATCGTCAAACTAGATCGCTACCTAGATATATTCCCCGAGATACGAATACGGAAAGATCGGGCAAAAGTAAACGGATGGCAACTAGTGGGTGCTCCTCGTCCTTCTTATTTTGGCGGTGGTGTAGGAGGGGCTATAACGGGAAAAGGATGTGATCTTGCTGCGATTATGGATGATCCTTTTAAGAATTTCGAAGAAGCATATTCTCCGACATTTCAGAAAAAAACATGGAGATTTTACACCTCTGTTCATCATTCACGAATGGAACAAGAGTGCGCAGAAATATTGATCGGCACACGATGGAGTTCGGAGGACGTACACGGACAGGTATTGAAATACAACAAGGGTAGCGACTGGAAACAGCTTGTTATTCCAGCATTAACCAGCAAAGGCGAATCCTATTGCGAAGAGATACACTCTACGCAGTACTATTACGAGATAAAGGCAAAGACGGAGACCTCTATTTGGCAAGCAGAGTATATGCAGAATCCTACTGAGGCAGAGGGAAAGTTGTTCCCCGCTTCTCAGCTTCGTTATTTCGATCCTACAAAATTACGAGATACGTATAACGGGATACTATTTTTCTGTGATACTGCTACATCTGGAGATGATTACCTTGCTGGATTTGTAGCCAAGATGTACGCTAACAAAACGGGATTGTATCCGTATCTATATGTAACCGATGTAATATTCACACAAGATGATATTCCGGTAACGGTTCCTCAAGTAGTTGACCTTATACAGCGCAAGGGTGTACAAGTAGCAGTATTCGAAGCCAACGGAGCAGGACACAGCTATGCTTATTCCGTGTCCAGTGCACTTAAACAAGTACGACATGGATGTAGTATTAGAGAGATTAACAACTACCAGAATAAAGAGGTAAGAATCCTCACTCATTCCGAGTGGGTGAAACATCATATCTTGTTCAGCGACGATATCAAACCGGGCACCATGTACGACGGTTTCATAACATGGTTGGATAAATACGTAAAGCATGGCAAAAATGAACACGATGACGTACCGGACGTTCTAACCGATTGCGCAGAATGGGTACGTGGGGTTCTCTGTCATGAAAAACCATATGTGGATAAATTCCGCAAAGAAGCAAGGAAAGAAAAAGGAAGGAGCAAGCGATGAGACTATTAGGACTGGACATAACAAGGGCAAAAAATATTTCTCTTGCCGAACCTCAAAAAAAGGTACAGAAACCCGTATTGGGGATCAAAGCAGCAGAAAAGAAAATAGGGGGCTATCTCGATGACAAGTACGAAAAGCCTTCTACGCTAGAATGGGAAGACCTGAAAATTATTCGGCAGTATCCTACGGTAAAAATAGCACTCTGGTTTTTTAGCATGGTTATGCAAAAAGGATTTGGCGATTATCTTCATGCTGATCCAACGATACAACAATTTGTTCGTGACAATATGGAGCGAATCCACTTCCGCAAGTACTTAAAAAAGATATTGTCCTATCGATGGGTAGGAGCTTCCCTTACCGAAATGATTTGGGAGTACATCGATGGCAAATGGCAGGTAGTCGAACTCGTGGGATTGCATCCTGAAACATGGTTTGATAGTGGGTTGCCAAAGTCTAGCTGGGATCCAATTCTCCAATCTGACGGAGGAATGAAGCCCGTAGAGATTCCTCAAAACAAGGTAATCATTCTGCGCAACGATGGAGACTATGTCGAGGACGGTTCCATACTCGATGGAGCGGTAAAAACATATTGGGAATCTGCTATTGCCAACTATGCTAGCTGGTCCATAACCGTTGATCAATATGCACGTCCAAAGACCGAAGTAATTCACGATTCACAAACGGGCCTTCATGGAGCCAACGAACTACAGGGAGATTTAGAAGAAGAGAACGATGAATACTATGCTGAACTCACAAAGAAAATCCATGAAGCAACCTGTTATCACCATGGGGATGACGTGGAAATAAAATACCAGACAATACCCAAAGCTCCAGGAGACATATTTCTGCAGAAACTTCACTACGATGACAAAATGATTATGCGCTCCATGTTGCTTCCCAATCTATTATTAGAGGGCTCTGACATGGGTGCGGGAAGTAGGGCACTGGGTGAAACTCATTACAAGTTCTTCTGGGACTACGCACAAGCAGAAATGAATATGTTTGGGGATAGCATGAAAGATCAGTTTATAAGACCGCTTCTTGATTACAACTTCCCGAATATCAAAGACTATGGCAAGTTCAACATCGATGATATAGAGGTGAAAGACTATGCCATGTGGAAAGAGATATTCTTGGGTCTTACAAATATGGGCGTACTAGCTCCCTCTGTCAATCAAGCACACAGAAAGTTAATGCTAGACTACTTTAATTTATTGAACGGACAAGTAGATATAACAGAACTGCTAGACAACTCTATAATTCCTCCTGATGACCAACAGATATAAAAAAGGGGTAACTACAAAGGATGCACCATGACAACTATAAATGTTCAAGGGCAACTAAAAAAAGAGGTACAACGAAGGCAGGAACTGGAAGAATTCGCAAAGAAAAGGTTTACAGCTATTTTCGAAAACCGAGTTCAAAGAATTGTAGGCAACCTAGCCCAATACGACAGCTTCGGACTGATACGACACTTACAGAGTGCACGATTCCCACTGGGATGGGAGAACGAATGGCAGAATATGATCGTCCAGTATATGAGGGAGTGGGTAGCAGTCGGATACAAAAAAATACGATCCGAAGGGCTAACAAATCTTCCCAATGCAGAGAACAATCCGCTGGCTCCAAATACAAACAATATCATGAATTACTGGGACACATACGGGCTGAAGTTAGCAAAAATGGAGGACAAGGACTTAATACAAAAAACGATCGATGACCTGAAAGAAGGGATAAAAGGGAACCTTACCCGTAAAGAATTAGAATCTGTTCTACGGAAACGATTTACAACATTCTCCCGATCTCGAATAGGGAACATCATTCAAACAGAGAGCGGAAAAGCTTACAACTGGGGGGGGTTGTCGTGGATGTATGCCAACAATGATGTATGCAAATATCTTGAAATCCTTGCCGTCATGGACAAGAGAACAACAGATATATGTATATCCCGAAATGGAATCATTATACCGATGGATGACTTCCAGTTAGTTGCTGCAATGACACCTCCTTTTCACTATCGCTGTAGAACTCGTCAAAGTCCTGTAGTAAGTCCTTCCCGTACTCGCCTGTTACACGGGCATGATAAAGAACTGCGAAGGCAAGCACTGGCGGTAAAAGATACCCACCCTGCACTAAAAGGCTTTGGGCTATCCCCAGATGATCTTAACATATTCAAACCCGTTGCAAACAAAACTTGGTTGCTACAACCTTCTAGTATTGTAAACTGGGATACCGCTGTGAAACGATCTGTTCGCAGTTTTGCTAGCAAGTATATAAATAGTAGAACCGAACACATGCAGATCGTAGAACTAACCGGAGATGTTCGAACTACAGTTACATCGAATATGACCGGAAGTGTTGATCTCGTTGCAGACGTATCAGGACGTATAGCCATTCACAATCATCCAGGAGGTACCATTTTTTCTTCTGCTGACATTCTGGTATCTGTTAATAATTCGGTGCACGAAATGTATGTTGTGGGAGAGTACATAACACCAAAAGGAGACGCTGTTAAATACATTTTAAAAGCAACTGGATTTAATGGCCAGAAACTAACCCGACTAGACAAATATACTACGGATGCGATGTATAGAACCTATAAACGACTTCGAATATCAAAAGCAGAGTTTTTGAAACATGCAGGATATTATACGAATGAATATTGTTACAAGAAAATTCGTGACTATCTCAAAAAACGTGGTATTACTTTGACCAAGGAGATACTATGAAACTAGTTGGCGATAATTACAAACCACCAGCGGGGCATTTAGACACCCGTGGACTACTGAACGAATACTACGAATTAGGGTTATATGCAAAACCGCACAAATGCCTTGAAACGTGTCGGTGGTGCAGACACTTGTCAAAAGAATCCTTGGATCAATACTATTTGGGAATAGTAGACCTAGACGATGAAGGAATTGCTATCTATAGGTGTGCTGCTTTTCCCGATGGAATACCACAATCGATATTCTCCAAAAAATATATTCACTTTGACAACGTTGCGGGAGATGAAGGGATTCATTACGAACCACGAGAAATGAGCACCGAAGAGGAAAATATAGACTAGTATTTTTTTATATTGTCATTTCTTGCATAAGTTTTTTACGGTGCTAAGTTAATAATGTACCCGTACTTTTCGTGACCATATAAACCTCTAAAGCCCCTAGGACTTCCACCCCCTAGGGGTTTTTTTATTTCCCCTATCAGATCATCCCGATACAAACATTTTTATTGATCTATACGTTTACCTTTTGTACTCAAGAGACTGGGGGTAAACACGATATGAAGAAAGATGTTATTCGCGATGATCTACAAGATGTGAAGCCCGTAGGTAAATTCCTACACTGCGGAGCATGGGTAACGTGTGCACGTGATCCCGATTCTTACAATTTGGTACCTGTTTCGATCGAATATGATGAATCCAAAGTGGATGAATCCGATACCGAGTATTTACGAATGGGCTACCGAGATTGTACATGGGAGGCGAAAAACTCCCAGAAGTTCGTTCTGAATGTGCAAGAGATATTCCGTACTGGCAAGTGGTCAGATTTCGAATTCACGGAAAAAGACTTTACCGACATAGTGGCCAATCACAAAAAACTATCTCGAAATGGCCGTAATTTCATACCCATTCAACGAAACCATGATACCTACGATGTTGAAAAAAAATGTGGACACATTGATGATCTGAAAGTTATAGATGGAAAACTTGTTCCTGTTAATTTTACGATCACAAATGCAGACGCATTGGACAACATTCTGCGTGGTACATGGAATCAAATATCCCCCCAATTTTTAAAAAATTATGAGATGGAAACAGGAGGTCGTCCCGTTTCCTGTGGCGACACATGGATGTTGTATGAAGTGAGTTTCGTACCATTCCCACGAGACGTAAAACTTAGTTTGCAATTTTCAGAAAAGCAAGAAAGGAAGGTAGTTATGCCTTTATTTGGTGAGGGCGGTAAGCCCATTGAAAAAAACCCCGAAGACGAGAACAAAGATAAGAACTTGAATTCGGATGAAAACGGAGAGGCTAAAAACTCCGATGATGGCGTTAACAACAAAGGTGATGGTGTAGTAAAAAACAATGACGAAGGAAAGAAAGAAGGTGAAAGCATGAAAGACGAAAAGAACCCTATTTCCTCAACCAATGCAGAAGTATTGCAGCGATTGCAATCGCTTGAACAGGAAAACCAATCGCTAAAGAATGACAACGGCAAATTGACCGAAGGATTGCAACAGTTGATTGCAGAACGAAGCCGAGACAAAGCAGAAAAAGTGATCTGTAATGCAGAAGCAGATGGCAAGCTGCCACCCGCTCAACATGAGAACAATATCAAATTGTATCTCTCATTTAGCGAAGAACAGAAAAGCTTGTGGGAAGAGAATCTCAAAACTGCCCCTGTAATTGTACAACTCGGAGAACAATCTTCTCCCGTAGACGATGGGCTCAAAGCAAAAGTAGCCGAAGTAATGGCTCGATACCACGGAATAAATGTTGGAAAGGAGGCTAAGTAATGGGAACCATTAACTATATGACCGTATACGAAAAATCGTTTTTGATCGGGACACACTACGAAACAGATTCCATTCAAATGGGATCAACCGTAGCACGAAAACCCGGCTTGTTGATCGGAAAACGTACTAGTGACAAAAAGGGAATGGTATCGCGATTTGCTACCGTAGATTCACTGAATACCAAAACCATTACATTGTCTGAATCTGGTTTAGCTGCATTTTTCAATGAAGGAGAAACGCTAACCCTTCGTCACAAAGTAACAGCTCTTGTAAGGGAGGTGATCGATACATCTGCCCGTAAGGCAATCACTGACATTACCAAAGCTGATCCCGGCGTGGTAACCTGTACAGCTCACGGGCTGACTGATGGGGACAAAGTACGGATTGTAGGAGTAGAGGGTATGGTGGAAGTAAATTTCAACATTTACACCGTTACCGTGACTGACGAAAACGAATTCTCTATTGTTGACACTAGCTCGGGTTTTACCGCTTATACCTCTGGCGGTTTTGCCGAACCCGTTATTGCAATTTATGAGGATTCTTGGACTGATGAATCCCTTGGATTGATCGCCGATGTTGACACTGACAACAACACGTTAACCTATGCCGGCACTCCTAGTAATACTCCTACTGCTGGTGACTATGTGCTGATCAAAGACGGGAGCGAAACTCCTATTGGTATTCTTCATACTGCTATCGATCCCAACGATGACACTATTTCAATGGACGCTCGCTATGTATGGCATTGCCGGGCTGACAAAAACCGTGTGCTTAACTGGCACGATAGCTTTGAGGCATTGCTACCTCAAATCAAATTTGTAGACAAGGTAGAGGAGGCTTAATTATGTCTATCACATATACCGAAAACAACCTGTTACTACAGAAAAAGTTTATGCTGAATCAAGTTACCCAATTCCCTATTCAGACGAACTACATGTTTTCCAACATGTTTAAACAGCAAACATCTGGTTCGAATGTAGTGTTCTGGGATATCGTTTACAATCATGGAGGACTTGCCCAGTACATTGAGAAGGGCGGAGAACCCTACAATGTTGGCGGTTTGTCATTTGGGCGTACATCTCAAGAAGTTTCCTATAAAAAGGAAGCCTTTGAGTTCAACTCCAATGAAATTAAATGGCGTACCATGCCCGGTAGTTCCTCTTCCAATGAACGAGAAAATCTCAATGGAATTATTGAGCTCATGAAATCCCGAATGGTTGGACGATTGGACGCTCGAGTAGAAAAAGAATGTTTATCTGCTCTTCGTGGTTCATGGACGTACAAAACGGTTGAAAACCGTACTGTATCCATTGACTACAACATGCCGTCTTCCCACTCTATTACACTTAGTGAAGCAGGTGATGTTTGGAGCAACACAGAAGCCGATATTCTGGGCGATATTAAAGACTGGAAAAAGCTTTTACGTGGTTGTACCAATCCCAAGTTGATTGTTTCTCCTACTGTAATGGAATACATTGTAGCCAATGAAACCATTTTAGGTAGTTTAACTGATGTTCAGAAACAAGCCACCATGTTAAGCGGTGTTCTTACACTGCCCATTCAAGGTGTTGAAATTGTGCTCTATGACGCTGCTTATTTACCCGCACATCCTACTGGTGATATTGGCTCCTCTCTTCCTCCTACTGAAACAAAATTCATGGAAGACAATGAGGTATTTCTCGCAGGTCAACCCGTTAACAATGAACCACTATATGAACGTTATGTTGTAGAATGCTACGAAGCAGACGGAAAAGCTCAACGATTTATGAACTTCTTCCAAGACAAAGAAAAGGGCAAAAACACCCTAATCGTTGGCGAGTATTCGCTTCCTATTTTACGTAATCCTTACAGCGTTGTTCATGCAACAGTGGCTGCTTAATCCGTATGAAGTTAATTAAAGTTACTCCCGGAAGTCTTAAACTTTGGGGTAGTTATGTAATCCAAGGGGATATCCTAAGCGATGTCCCCGAGGATCGCATAGAAGCCTATAAGGATATTCTCGAAAAACACTTTAAACCCTATCCCCTCCCAGAAGAGAAAAAAGAAGCGATTCCAACCATTACAAAGATTCCTTTCAAAGAGGACGATCCGGGTACAAAGCTAACCTTTCATGAAAGCATTATAGACGAAACACCAGAAGAGCTAGAAGAAGCTGACAAAGAAACAGAGTTTACCGATGATGAAATTGCAGCTCAAAACGAAGAGCGATTTACTACTGCCGATGACAACCCGGGTGTAGCAGAAGGCAATATTGGTACAGATGATTCGGCAGATGAAGTTATTGAATATGATTTCTCTGGTGAAGAAGATGGGTTTGACGAAAAACCAGAACCTGACAAAGAACCAGAAAAAGAAGACCCAAAACATTCAACTTCGACTAAAAAGAATCAGACTCCAAGGTCAAAGAAGGGCAAAAATAGACGATGATATTAACCGTACAGGAATTTAAAGACAAGTACTTATTGGATAAAGCAGATGACCTTTTTACTACAAGCACGAGGCAAAGTGGCTCTAATGTTAAGGCGGTTGATGACAACAAGATTGAGCAGTTCCTGTTGCAATCTGAAGAACAGGTAAAAATAGATACCAATAGAACCACTCTTCCCGAAACCGATGTCTTTAAATATGCAGTTGCTACATATTGTATGTCAAAAGTTGTATCCGAAGGTGTTGTCAAAATCCAAGCAATATTGTGAAACGATTGCGAAGACACAAACAGCGTATTGTTTGTGTTTCTGACGCAGATATAGCGGAGATTTCCTAATATGGCTAAAAGCGGATTACGAAGATACCATATTAAAATCCAGTGGGATCAGACTGTTGACCTAACAAATGCTAGGGCATTGTATTTATTTCAACGTGCCAATGCAGCAGCTGGACTTGCCATATTGGAAGATGTTTCGCACCGATTTTCTACCGAGGGAGCACCTCCAACAAGATGGAGAGCATTAAAGGCAACTACAATACGAAGACGTACCGAGGGTACTAACAGGGCAGGAAACAGACACCTTCCGGGAACTCGAATCTTACAAGATAGTGGAACACTAGCCCGATCTATGCAAGACGGAAGACCGGGAAACGTTTTTAAGGCAAATCCAAAACGTGTACTTGTTGGTACCAACATTGTATATGCAGCAGTTCATCAATTCGGATATTCTGCTCGCAATATTCCACAACGAAAATTTATTTACAGTCCAAAAGAAGTTCCTTCGTTACAACGTGAAATTGATGATGTTTACTACACGATGTTAAAAAGCTACATCATTGGAAAGAATCTACGACCATGAGCAATGAAATATTAGATCGATACGATATTCACGCTATTGAGTATGTAAAAGACTGGCTTGAATCTCTATATGTTGCCAAAGGGGACGAAGAACTTGTTTTATTCCCCGGTGGTGTTGTAGCAGATTACCATATACCAACCCGATCTCCTTTTTGTGTTCTCGAAGTCCCTTCAAAAGCAGAAATAGTTCACAAGTATCTCAATGAAGTGAACATGCTGAAATATCCCTTTGCCATTCAAGTATCCGTAGAATCTTCCGATCTATGGAATGGCAGTATGGCAAATCTCTATATGACAAAAATATTACGTCAAAAAATCTTAGATGAATTAAAAGACGTTACGTTAATCGAAGAAGTGGAGCTCGGAGACAGTGAATTCTTCACCGTAGAAGATGACCGTGTCAAAAGCAACGGTGTACTACTCTGTAGTTCCCGAACCGAAGTTTCTATCTTCACAACAGAAGAGGCAATGACCGACGATGCCGCATATGAAACCCTGGTCGCTCGATTACGTAATGCTAACAATACCCAAACGATCGAACAAGAAACGTTCGATATAGAACAGGAGGAGGAATGATACACGTAAAAACAAGGTGGTCAAATGAAGATACCACAACATTTGCCGGAGAATTAGAAAAAGCTATTCAAAGCAGACCTTTACCAAAAGACTTGCCCGTTAATGTGCAGGTAAAAATCATGAAAAGGGCTAAGTCCTTTGTTGGATATGTTGAAACAGCGTTGAGAGAAAATCAACAATATACTGAGACCAAG